TCCAACTTGGAAGAATTAAGAGACCGAACCGCACCTTTGGTTTTAAGAAGATTAAAGGAAAATGTGTTAGATTTACCAGATAAAATTATCACACCTGTTTACTTAAGATTAAAATCAAAAGAATATGAAGCCTTAATGGGTGAATACTATGATTGGTACGATAAAAATGGTGAGTCTGATTCATTAACCCTTCAATTTACCAAACTCACAAAGGTAAGACAGGTGATTGCTGAAGAAAAAGTTTCATCAACAATTGAAATTTGTGAAAACATTGTAGAGCAAGGTAAGAAGGTAATTGTTTTTACAAACTTTACCAAAACTTTGGAAATGATATTGGAACATTTTGGAAAAAAAGCGGTTAGACTTGATGGACAAATGTCCCAAAAAGAAAGACAAATGTCTGTTGACCGTTTTCAAAACGAAGATGATGTTATGGTGTTTGTCGGAAACATAAAAGCCGCAGGTGTTGGTATCACATTGACTGCGGGTGAAGCGGTTGTAATGAATGATTTATCCTTTTTACCATCAGACCACTCTCAAGCGGAGGATAGAAGTTACCGTTATGGACAAAAAAATAATGTGTTAGTTTATTACCCAATTTTTGACAATACTGTGGAAGGAATCATCTATGACATACTCAAAAAGAAGAAAGACATCTTTGAAACCGTGATGGGTGACAAGGTGGACAATGGCGATTATGTTCAAGAAATACTAGAACTTATAAATAATTGGAGGCGATAATCAAACTTCGGCTTATTTATAATCAATAAACATTAATAAAAGCCGACCTTATGAAGAATCTTAAAAATAGGATTGAAGTAATTGAAGAAGATTTACAAAAAAAAGAAGTTAAAAGACAACAAGAGCAAAAAGTAAGAAGAGTTGTCGCAGAAGCCAAAAATATTAAGATAGAAAGATTACCCTATTCTTATTCAGCACTAAAACAATTTATTGACCCCGAAACCATGAGTGTTCATTACAACAAACACTACAAAGGTTATGTTGATAAATTAAACGGAGCATTAAAAGATGATGAAGATTTGACCTTAGAAGAAATTGTCAAAACAATAGACAGTTTCAACAAGTTCATCAGAAATAATGCGGGTGGTGCTTATAACCACCAATTGTTTTGGAAAATGTTAACTCCAAAAACAACAAAACCCGGTCCAATCACACTTAAAAAAATTAATCAAAGTTTTTCATCATTGTCTGACTTTAAAAAGAAATTTGAAGGTCAATCAAAAGATAGATTTGGTTCAGGTTGGTGTTGGTTAGTTCTTACAAAAAGAGGAACCTTAAAAATTATGACAACCCCAAATCAAGACAACCCCCTTATGGATGTTGTTGACCAAGGTGGTTATCCAATTTTAGGTTTGGATTTATGGGAACACGCATATTATCTGAAATATAGAAACAGAAAAGAAGAATATATAAAAAACTTTTGGAGAGTTGTCAATTGGGATTACGTAGAATCAGAACTTTCAAGAAAGTTGGATAAAACGGTAAAAGAATCTACAACCGCCAAAGAATTTTTAACTGAAGCAGTTAAAAGTGAACCTTGTTCAACACAAGACAAAATGGCTTCAAAATTATTGTTTAATACAAACAGAGATGTTCTTAATCTATACAAAAATGCAATCATGCAAATTTTGAAAGATACATTTGCCGATAGATACTACAACAAAGATGAATATGCTAAAGGACAAATGTCGGGTGTATATAATTTGGAAGGTGAAGGTAGGTCGGTAATCAATTACTTGAATACAAACTACAGTGCATTTTGTGTGTTGAAAAAAGATATAAACAAATATCTTACAAAAGTAGGTGAAGAACCAATTATTTTTTCAGGAAAAACACCAAGAGAACAAGTTAATGAAATGGCAAGAATGTTGAAAGTTCTAAACAAAGTTAAGTTTAGAGTATTCTCATTGGAATCTGAAACATTTAAAACAATTATGAGTGTGATGGGGGTTACTTCAGACAAAGGTAATAAAACTGAAGATGCTGTTGTTGAAAAACTTAAAAAACAGTTTGGTGATGAGAATGTGACTCGTATTGGTGAACTTGGAAACAAAGAAGATATGATGACGGGTGTTGATGTTAAGATTATGGTTGATGGTGTTGAAAAAACTGCACAAGTAAAACCATTCAGTTACATAACAAAAAGTGATGACATGTATAAAGTTGACGGAACCGCAAATGTTAAAAAATATCAAACTAATTGGATGATTTTTATGAAACGTTTGGATGATATGGTCATCTTTGATAATTCAAATACAAAAATAATTGACGGAGTTTATTATTTCCCAATTGATGCCAAGTTGTATCAATTATAATAACTTGATATTTATATATAAAAAACTATGGTAGTTATTGCTGAACCAGAAAGAACCAAACTGTATAACAGGATTTTAAATCAACTTGGAGCTCCATTAAGAGCCGTTGAATTGGAATTTGAAATGATGGATTCATTACTTGAATTGTCCATCGGTGACTATACACAATATCTTTATGATTGGTTGATTGAATCACAATGGACAACATTGTATGGTATGAATTTGGATACCCAATCAGTAGCAAACGCTTTAGTTAGAAGAACCCTTGATTGGGAAACTCAATACACTTACGCATATTCTAAAATTGTTGGTCTTCAAAATTCAGGTCCTTGGGTTCTTAAAAAGGATTATTTTGAATTACAACAAAACGTACAGATATATGAAATACCTGCAGGTCGTGAAATCAACGAACTTTTATGGTATTCACCAGCTGAACAAAACAATTTATTCTTTGACCCTTGGTCAATGCAGAGTCTTGGTGGTTATGGTGGTATTGGTGGTCCTGGTGGATTTGCCCAAGCAGGTGGTGGTGGAGGTTACTTCATGTTCTCTTCATATGATGTACTAGCAAGACAACAAGATTTAAATCTTAAAAGAAGAATTATCCAACCTGATGTTAGTTATCGTGTAACTGCACTTCCTGATGGAAAAAGAGCGGTTATGTTGTATAACACACCTGGTGGAAGATTTGACTTTGGTGATAGTGAATTAATGAGAGGTCGTGTTTGGTATTGGTATTATGATACAACTGATGCTGACAGAGACCAATGTCTTAAAGATAACCCTGATATCGTAAAATTACCTTCAGACATTCCATTAGATGAATTGAATTGGGTTGATTTAAATGACCCTGCAAGACAATGGGTTAGAAGATGGTTCACCGCATACTGTAAAGAAACCTTGGCTCGTGTAAGGGGTAAATTCAGTGGTAATTTAAAGACACCAGATAGTGAATTAACAATGGATTATACATCTTTGGCTACCGAGTCAAAAGATGAAAAGACAATGTTAGTCACAGAATTAAAAGAAAGATTAGAAAGACTTCGTCCTGAAAAACAAATGGAGAAAGAAGCACTCATCGCCGAAAATTTAAACAAACAATTGAAATTTAGAAATACCGATTGAGAAAATAATCAACGGTTACAGAATCAAAACATCAGAACTTGCAGTAGTTTCTGAATCAGAATATACCACAAATGGAGAATATGCCATTGTTATCAGAGGTGTTGATAATTGCAAACTTAAATTAAATTCTACAACAACTGATAGGATTAAAATTAAGGCAATGACAAAAACATTAATCATTCCTGACATGAACTCCATTGATGAAGAATGGGATGAAATTGCCTTAGATAAAGGTTCTTGTGTTGAGTTTATTTTCATCAACCAAAATTGGTATATCTTATCTTCAGATGGTTTGAAGATTTGGTAATCCTGTAATTTGATTTTCCCAACCGTCTTCAGCCTTTTCGTAAATATAAAAAGGTTCCAATCCACGTTTTTTCCAATAGGACATTTCTTGTTCTGAAATTGTTAATACATCATTCAAATCATCTTGGTCACCAACACCTAATGGATTTCCATTGATTAGTTCACATTGTGATGTTGTAAAGATTCCTCTATCTTCAGGTTTATCAACAATCAAACCAGCTCTAACTTCATCTTTGAACACAACCATTAATGGTTCAATACGTTTATTAAATGTTGATATCGCTCTTGGTACATTGTACTCACCTGTCATTTCAGGATTTTCTTCCAAATCAGAAGGGTTTAACATGTAACAATTAATTCTAATCATAGATTCCATTATATCTGTTGGGACTTTACCGTGTTTTTCTTGGTAATAACGTAAATCCTCTTCTCTCCAACCACTCTTTAACTTATTGACCTTTTGAACATCACCATGTGATGCTTTGGTTCCATTATTCACATAAAGAATCACATCACCAAGATTGACAGCCAATTTGTGGTGAATCGCAAGTTCCATGTGTGCTTGACGAGACATTAATGAACCCGCCTTTGTTTTTTGAGTACAACGGAATTGATAATCTTTTAAATTCTGTTTAACCTTTGCTCTTTGAGCAATTTTGGCCAATGGAACTTTTTGGTCATATATCTTTTGAAGATACTCATAGTAATATTCAATAAACTCTTTACCTTGACCATTCAACAACATCTTAATTCCTTTATCCAAAAACTCTTCAATATAACCTGGTAACTTCTTTGATTTAATTGTATTACCAACCAATTTGATTTTACCTTTATCGGTCATCAAAGCGTAGTTCTTACGAGCCAAGTTAATACATGAAGGCCAAACACCATCATTATCTAAAGCCATCTCACCTCTCATGAATATGTCATTGTATTCCGCAATATCCGCTGCCGCTCCCGTGTATTCTTTACCTTCTTTAGATTTCCAATTCAAACCACGACCAATATATTTACGGTCTTCTACACCAGATGGTGATGAAAAGTTCACACCATCCGTATCCATTACCAATGGTTCATATCCACGTTTCATAAAAAAACCAATCATCTGACGCAAGTATTGTCTACCAGTACAAGTAATTTGTTCACCCATGTACATATCACCCCAATGGAATACTTGTGGTGCTGATAAAGCTCCAAACATTGAGTTAATAAAGATTTTAATCGGTAACTGTTTACGGTCATATGACTTTGACTTCTTAGGGTCGGTCTTTTCAAATTTTTCAGCCAATTCTTTGTACATGATACGAGAACTTCTAAAGTAACCCAATAATCCTTTCATCGCACCTGTCACATCACAATCAGGAAACACATCATGTACCAACTGAATAGATGGATAAAGTGAACTAAAATCCAATTTCAATACATTTGTTGAATAACCAACTTTAATCAAACGAGAAAGACCACCAACGAAATCCGTCTTACCTTGTTTTTCGGGGATAGCCAAGTTGTACTTGTAAGACCAAGCCAACATAATCATTTTCCACAAAGTTGCCGTACCCATCGTACTTACACGCTCATAAGTTGTAGGAACTAACGAAGCCAAAAGGAACGAACCTTGGTTAAACTCGTCATCCACACGTAGGGTTTCATCTAAGTCATCATCAAGATACTGTTCTACAATTTTATCACCTGTAGTCTTGATATATGTACCAGGAAAACGTGTGTCAAGGTCATTAAATTGTGGGTTATCGGCCTTTTTATACTTTCCGTTTTTAACATTAAACCAATAATCTTCCTTTTTAGCGTACATAGGACCAATTTCAGTGTGGTCAATGTATACACGGTCTTCATCTTGAATCTCCAAGTACTGTGTTATGTATTTCAAACCTGCTGACTTAATGTTTGAGTTAATCGCTTGGGCTCTACGAACTGAGTGTAAGATATCAATGATGTTATACCCCCACATTGATGTCTGTGGGTACTTTTCTACCTCATTGGCAAGCTTCAACATTTGTTCTTTCTGAGATATGGTACGTTGTGGGTTAAGTGACTTGGCTATCTTCTTAATATCCAATCCAAGTGCCTTGGCTCTCTCAAAAATCCACAACCAGTCAAAGTTAAATGAGTTATATCCACCAATGATAGATGGTTTAAGTTCATTAATTGCATCAAAAAATCTAACCAAACCTAACTTTTCAGTTTCCTCTGTGGCACATTCAATTACCTCGTGGAACCCTTTGTTAGTTTTCATTCCAATCATGAATATACGACCATCCTTTGGTTCAAGTGAGGTCGTTTCTAAGTCAAATACAAATCGGGTTATGTCATTGTATTCGCTTTTTCACCCCAAGGGTCAATACCTCCATCACGGAAAAATTGAACCAATGAACGGTATCCACCAAGACATTTAACCATATAGGTTAAACCATTCTCTAATCTTTCATTATCGTGGGTGTCCAACTTGTCAATAACAATCTTATGTTTTGACATGGCTTCTTTTTGTAAACCTTTTGAACCTTGATAAAAATTTAAATCTCTTAGGTCACCGACCCAAGCAAAAGGTGTAAAATTATCTTTGATGATTTGTTTTCCCTTACCAGGAACTTCTTTAATTTTGTAGATTGCGTCTGTCACATAATCAAATTCTATGGACACAATGAATTGTTCGGGGTCGCCACCTTCCAAGAACGCTTTAATTTCTTCGTTTGATATCATTTCTATAAATTTTAACCGAGTGACCCATTATCTTCCGTGAAATACGGAGTTTGTCTTACTCATTGATTAAAAGTATAGTTATTAATTTTGTTTCCGTCAACAACACCCTTGAGCTGTTGATATAAAACTTTCTTGGACATTAATAAATAACTCATCTCTTAAAGGTAATATTAAATCACCTTGGGGTCCACCTAATAATGAATTATTATATTTAATTAAAAATTGACCAACATAACGACCAACGGCATTTGTATCACGAGCTGTAAATCTAAAATAAACATAGTATTCAGGTAGAGCATTTGGGTCGTCATTAATCACTTCAGTAATGTAAGCGGGTTTTGAAACAATCTTTGGAATACCCGATGCTTCATTAATCATCGTAAAAAAAATTGTTGCGTCACCTAAAGAATCCACAAAGGTTTGATATTCACTTCTACCATCTCTAACCACTTGCATTTTTAAAAGTGGTAATGTCGCATTTTTCTTAATGTAAAATTCCATTACATATAAATACTCATTAAGATTCTTTTCTTAACGAACCGTCATAAAATTCAAACCTATCATGTTCTGTTGGTGTCATTAACAACATTGCTGGTGTAATGTTTCCTTTAATTGTTTCTTGGAACATGTAACTCATCCAAGTTTGTTCAAAAGGTCTTGCCCATGTTGTCTCTAAGAACATTTTCTTGTTTCCATGACGTGTAACTACCTGTGGCCAGTTACAATAATAGATTTCACCATCAATAAACGGAATTCCATTATGTGTTCTAATATTTTTAAATTTTGTTTTTGGGGCATTTGGGTCTTGTCCGTGAACAGGTAGTGTTGGTTTTTCAGGCCAATGTTTTACTCTAAAATCTTGTGGTACATTATACCAAGACCATTGTATTCCATTATCACCAAAAAATTCTGAATAGTTAAATTTTAAAAAGTCATAATGATATTTTTTTGCAATTTCTATTGTATTTTTGTATAAATTCTTGGCGTATCTGTTGAAACCATTTCTACAAACCTCACCTTTATTTGGGTAAAAGAACATGTCATCTTCAAAGAAGAAATAAAAATCAAATCCATTTTCTTCTGAGTGTTCCGCAATCCATTGTCTACCACCACAAATACCTAAATTATCTTTCTTGATATGTTCAAAACCATATTTTTCACAAAGTTCCAAGTATCTTTCGGTAGTTGATAAATCGGATGAATTATCTAATAAAAACTTTTTTGGTTTATCAATAAAGTCCATATCATAAACTTCCATAGATTTCATTAAAGTTTCAAATTGATTTGGACTATTAAATGTTATTACATATAAAGCAGAATTATTAGTATCCAAATCATCATTTAATGTGGTGTTTACTGACTTACATTTTTTTTCTAATGTATCATTTTTTAAATCTTCAAAAAACTTACCAAACAATCCATTACCTTCAATTTCAAAATAATCAATAATATCAGAATGTTTATAACACATTATTGTGAATATTGATTCTTCAGTTCCCATTAAATTTTGTGATAAAGTTGAACTTAATAGGTTGTAATAAATTCCATTAATGTCACCGATTAAACTTTTTGGACCACCAAAAAAACCACCACGTGCAACCATATCAACTTTTGTTCCCGCAAATTGATTTATATTGTCATATGTAAAACCATGTATTTCTGTATTGGCTTCGTATGGGAAACAAACAAAACTAAATTTGTTTGTATATTTTGATAATTTATTTAGAACTTTATCGTGAGTAAAATACCCTGGATGTACGGTATTTGTTAATCCAGCGTCAATCCAAAACATTTGTTCTGAATCAAATGAGTCCATAATTTTAGCGTCATTAAGTAAAAATACTTTAGACATTACCAATGGATTATACAATTCTAATTTTGCTTGTGTTGATTCTGATAACCAACCTGCTTGATTATACCAATTTGGGTTTGTCCTAATTTCTTGAATTTTATCATAAAATTCATTTTTAAACCAATCTTGAGAACGGGTAATAAACATTGTATTTTCACGAGTTCTTCTTTCAAAAACAAATGATTCTAATTCAGAATCACCGAAAATAATCATATTATTTTCTACTTGTAATAGTTGTTCAAACTTATCCAAATAATGTTGAAAAGAACGTGACCATCCTTCTGATAATCCGTCTCTTTTAATATTCCAAAGTCCTGTTACTAAAGTTAATCCACTCATAATTCTTTTCTCCTACAAGTCCAAACAACATTTTCAAATGTATCTTTATCATAGATTTTTAAATTATTTTCTTCAGACGCTTGTGATATATCCGAATCAGCAATTTCATGCCAATTCCAAATTTTATTTAAAATTTTAGATTCAAAAACTTCTTTATTTTCCGCATAATCGTGAGCCAAAATAAAATCACCATTTTTAATATATTTTGAAATTACATTGAATTCTCCAATCTTCCATCCACCATCACATAAAACTATTGTAATACCATCTTGTTGGATATAATCTTTTACCTCTTGGTCAAAATCTAAAAACCCTTCAGTAAAAATGTTTTCAACACGAATATCTATACCACGAGCAATAATTTCGTCATACCAAGGATGTCTACTTATATCATAACTCCTAATGTCAGTATCTAAATTAAGTTCATTACAACTAAGTTTTAAAAAGGTTGTAAACCCACCCAAAGATGTCCCAATTTCTAATATTCTTTTTGGTTTAATATCTTTGATAAAGTTATAAAACACTTCAAATGCACCATGATATTGTTGTGCTGTATGTCCTTGAAATGCCGATAAACTATCATTGGCTTCAAGATTAGTAAATTTTGTTATATTCTCTTGTATATTCATATTATTTAAAATCTTACGTGTAAATTACCCGCTTTGTCATGAAATTCAAAACAAGCCGGTATATGACCTCTAAAACTATCCCAATCCCATTTCATTTCAGCTTCTAATGCTGATACACCGATATCAAATCCATCAGGATAATTTCTTATGTTGTTATGTATTGAGTACCATAAAAACTCTTCCCACCTTCTTACAAAATATCTAAATTTCCAATTGTTTTTAAACACCATAAATTGTTCATTAACAACATGAGCTTCATCCCATTTTGTATGTTCAAACACATGATAATCAACCATTTTTCTATCAAAAAAACAATTACTCATATTTTGTTTATGGTCACCAATTTTAGAAGGTCTTTCAAATAAAAAATCTAAATTATTCTTTTCCATATGATTGAACATATTAAATAATTTATCCTCGCTAAAATTTTCTGTCATTCTCCAATCGGCATCATTATATATTATATAATCATACCCTTTATCCAAACAATGTTTTAATGACAAAACTTTCAAGTTTAAGAAAAATGAAAAACCCGGATTTCCATCATCATATCTGTCTAATTTAAATAAATCTAAATTAACTTTTGGACCAACTTCACAAAGTTCGTTAGTTGTAATATTAAAATCCGCCGAGCATTTTTCGCTATATTTTGTATAACACTCAGAAGCGTTTTTAACGTAGGACTCTCCTACAGCCAATGTTGTAAAAATATATTTCATTATGACTCTACAATTTTTTCTAAGAAATTAAGGGTGTAATCAAAACTATAATAATCAGGTAATTTATTATCTACAAAAATTGGTGATTCAATATACTTTTTATATAATGTTTCGTTAGTATCAATTTCTTTAATTAAAGATAAAAAATCATTTAAGTCAGTAAAGTCGTGTAAATTAATAAAACTTTCAGGATTAAAACCTTCTTCTAAAATATGTTGATTACCAAAAAATATTGGAATTGCACCACTAAAGAACGCATGGTATATTTTTTCTTGTAAAATATAATCTGTATTAGTATAATGAATTGACATGTTAAACTTGTATTTTTGAAACAGTCCTATCTTTTCTCTATAAGTCAAACCATCAATTCTACCAAGATACAAGTGATTTTGCCATTGGTACTTATTTAATGTCTCGTCACCATGTAGTGTTTGTCTCCAAGGACCTGATGAACTAACCATTTTATATTCAGATAATTTATCAAAAACTTGACCTCTAAAATCATTATTTGATGCTTGAGTAATTGAACAAAAACCAGTATTTCTTTTTGATATTACATCAAAATTTCTCTTTTCAGTTAACCAATTTAAAGGACTATCAACTAATCTTGCCTCATCATATAAAGTCCATACATCAAACACACCTGATGGTTGTCTCAAATATCTTTCGTGTTCAAACTTATTATATCCTAAAGCCCATTGGTTTTCATTAGATAAGATTGGACTTCTAAAATCAGCAACTTCACCTGAAACATATAAAAATTTTTTATTTTTATCAGATTGATTATGGTTTGTTGGTAATTGACCTGTGTACGTATCAATTTGATTTTCATTGTAATTTAAATCAGAGTGTATTACAATGTCAGGATTTATTGGGTCAATAATTACATTATATTTTTTTGATAAAATAAATTTAAAGTAATTCATCCAACTATGTTGACCAACATTTGGAAACCCTTGTCTGGTTATTCTAATTGTTTTCATTTAAAGTTTGCGTTAATTTAATGGTGTTTTCATTATGTGGACCATTATCATGTATAATATAGGCATCCAAATTTAAAAGTGAAACTTCTCCATTTTCTATCTTAACACTATCTTTAGTGTCTAAAGTGCTAAAGAAAAAATCACGTTCTTGGTCAATAATAATATCATCGTTAAGTAGGTATTGAATTGTCCATCTACCTTGGTCATCAATACCTGTCTGATATTCTTTCTCAATTATATCTTTTAGGTGATTTACAATTTTATCAGTGTATCCAAAGTAAGTACCAGAATTTAAATACTTACTGTCATTAATGGCACGTTTATTTTCATACAAATGAGTATAGTTTGTTGGTGGCCATAAACCTTTTTCGGCACCCATAATAAGGCTACAATTTAAAGATTGAAACTTTTCTATAATACCTTCAGGAGATTTAATAAAGTTGGTATCTGTGGCATCTAAAAATAAAATATAATCATAGTTCCCAACAATATTTGATTCAATATACTCCAACACTTTTACTGTCTTGTAAAAGAATAATTTATCATAATAAGAACCATCGGTAATCAAACCAGAATTTCTTACAACATGAATATCTTCAGGTGAAAAATATTTTAAAGCATTCTTATACTTGTGCAAAAAACTTATATGGTATTGTGTCTTCCCAAAAAACAACAAGTTCATTACCTAAGTTATTTTCTAAAACTTTGTCTGTTTCTTCAAAAACCTCAATAAATGGGTATTTTGGGTATATACAAATCATATCATCTTTAACATCAATAATTTGTTTATGATGTGCATTACCCCTATATTTGTTGTCCCATAAAAACATAAATTCATTATATTTTGATGGGATTGCAATATAACCCTTTTTAGATATTTTAGGTAGTAATTCTAATAAATCTGTTGGTGTTATTACATCTTCTAATGTGTGTGAACAGATGCTGTAATCAAACTTACCATGTTCCTCAACATAGTTCAATAACTCAGCCCAAGTGTTTTTATCTTGAATGTTAAAATCAAAAAATTTAACACCTTCTTGTTCTATTTTAACAATGTCGGCAACAAATTTACATTCAGGGTAAGACCAAAATTGTAGAGATGCTCCAATATCAATTGTTTTATAGTCATTATCTGATATTATTTTTTTTACGTCACCGATTAGGTTCTTAACAGAACCATTATATTGCCAATGTGTTATCATATTTTTTGTTTAAGAATAGTATATCTTGTTGAATTAATTCGTAGGTCAAAGGATGATTTATGTTTCCAATAAGTTCAACAGGTTTAAAACCCAAGTTATCCATATATTCATAAACAAACTCTTTTGTGGGGGCGTTTTGATTGTATTCCATTAAAGATACTTCCATTAGAATACCTTTAGCTTCTTTAATGATATCTAACCCACCATTTATAATATCAATTTCAGAACCTTGGACATCAATTTTAATTAAATCAAATTTTTGATTGTTTAAAAGATTAGAAAGAGTTTTAGTTTGTTTTTTTTCTATAAGAATTTGGTCATCATCATAAAAAGATGTATTTTCACGGTAAATTGAATTACCTGTACATCTTGGTTCATTTTTTCTAATGTAGAAATCAACTTCTTTTTCGGAATCACTTAATAAACAGATAGAGTAATCAACGTTTAAAGTTTCTAATACCACTTCACAACTTTCACTACCCTCAATTAAATAATAGTATGAATTTGGGAAGATGTTTTTAATTTCATTATAAAATTGACCAACATTTGCACCAATATCCAAAATAGATTTCGGTTCAAAATATTTTTTAATACTTTCTAAACTCATAAATTATTTAAAATAAACAACACCTGTTCCAGTTGAGTGTCCAATGTTTGTAATGTCATATTTTTCTTTGGTGATGGAACCCCAAAATCTTTCCATTTCAAAATTCAAATGAATATCATCAAGTAACAAATAACCTTTATAGTTAATTGACACCAAATGGTCATAAAATTCTTTTTCAAATGTACCATCGTGGTAAGTGTCCAACATAATATATTTTGAACCCAAAATAACACTGTTGTAATTACCATTTAAAACATTATCAATAATAAACTCAGCGTTCAATGGTGTATAATTTAAATCAAATTCATTTCCAACATTAAAAGAACGAACTTTATTTTTTGAGTTTACAGAAAATGCAAGTGCTGAACAACCTTTAAGTGTTCCAACATCCAATATGTCAACCAAATCATCATTTTGTGAAATATGTGCCAACAATCTATAATGTTCTTGACCTGATTTTGACATAAAATATCCTTGATATTCCGAAGAATTAATTCTTTGTGAGTAAGGGAACAAATCAATATTGTCCAATTGTTCGTTTGTAATTGATAAAAAATCCATGTTTATAAATATTATAAGTTACCAGTTATTCTTTCACACCAATCTTTAGACACCGAGTGTGGCCAAACTACCCAATACTTAGGTTTATGTTCAGTTTGGAACTCTCTCCATACTTTACAATATCCATCAGGGTCATTTAACATTCTATCAATCTCCGCTTTATCGGCATCTTTTCTAAAGATTGTTTCATCATTTTCATTGTGGAAAGCAACAACCCAAAAGTCGTAATCTTTTTCAGGAACTCTATCAAATCCAACATCAATACAATGTTTGAATATTTGAGCAAAATTCTTTTTCCACTCTTCTTCAGATTCAAAATTATATGGGTTTGGTGGATAATTTTTATCCAACGTATATTGTTGTACTGCCCTCTTTTCAAATAAAAGACCTGAATACTTTTCATAATCTCTTAATGTTCTAACTGTACCAAAACCATAAGGTCCATCATGACCTTCTTGAGTTTCACCATCCATACCAAACAATTTTCTGTTTGTAAAATGTGAGTGACTATTCTTGTTTCCCCAATCTTTATCATCATCCCATTGTTTTGTTCTACCTTTACGAGTGTATTCGTGCCAAATCAAAACTTTATGTGGGTGAAACAAATCATAACCCCAAGTGTAAGCACGAGCGGCAATTGAAATTTCCTCACCGTGGAAATAATATTCAGGGTTGTGTTGTACTTCTGTTGAGAATTGACCTAATGTGAAACAGTAGTGTGCTGAGTAGAAACGAGCCGTTACAGGTTCAGTTAAATTCTGCCAACCTGGAATTGTTTCAGGTAAGAAAAACACCGCACCTTCAGGAATAAATCTATCAAACGCCATTCTCCATGGTTCTTGAGTACGTCCTGCAGGGTCATTATCGGGGTCAAATGAAGATACATAACCTGTTAACAATGGTTTTTCATGTCCCTTCTTTTGAAGTTGTTTAATCATCTTAATCATTTCATCGTCCCAATTGGGAGCAAATCTCATGTGTGAATCAATTTGAAGGGTATATTCTTCACCTTTATATAATTGTTGAACTTGGTGTCTTGCCCAACAAACACCCTTTGATTCTTGATATGGGATGTTAAGGATTCTAAATCTTTTATCATTTTCGTATTCTGACAAGTCATCAAATCCATCTTCAGGATGAAACTGTCTTGCAATACCAATTACTAAATTTTTGGGTTTCTTTGCGTTTTCTATCATGTTTTTGATAGTAGCAACAAGTTGGGGGTCACGATAAGCGGCAATTTGAACAAATATTTTCATGAATATATTTTTTCATAAAAATAATATAAGATTAAAAAAGATGAATACTAATGTTAATTATCCTCCAACTACAACGTTTATTGAGTCAGCATTTGCACCTGAACCCCAAGTATAAGTGTATGTTCCTGGTGTTAATCCAAAACTAACGAATGATTGACCATTAAATGTTTGACTACTTGAAATTGCGGTTCCTGTTGTATAACCAACAGGGACTAATAATGAATATGGTGCTGGTCCTTGTTTAATAACCCCAAATATATTACCACTTACTGATGTTTGAGACCCTCCTACTCCACCTGGTCCAAAATTAGGTGGTGTTGTTGTAAATCCGCTATATTGAACGGCATTTATTCCATTTGTACCCATTAAGAATGTTGCGTTACTAACTCCTAGTCCACCAAAACTAAAAGGTCCTGCACTTGGATTAACAAGTGTTAAGTCATTTATGTTAAGTGAACCTGATGCCGACATTACAACATTACCACCTGACTCAACGATTGTCACACTAAGTCCTGAAGGTGTTGATGCCGATGTTGAAGTCGGTGTCGGTGTTTGAGTCGGAGTATCCGTTACAGTAGGTGTTGGTGTCTCAGTTGGTGTTTGAGTCGGAGTATCCGTTACAGTAGGTGTTGGTGTCTCAGTTGGTGTTTGAGTCGGAGTATCTGTTACCGTAGGTGTTGGCGTATTAGTTGGTGTTTCACTAATTGTCGGTGTTGGAGTGTTAGTTGGTGTCTCACTAATTGTTGGTGTTGGAGTATTAGTAGGAGTTTCCGTATTAGTTGGAGTATTGGTTGGTGTTTCAGTTACCGTAGGTGTTGGAGTCTCAGTTGGCGTTTGAGTAGGAGTATCTGTTACCGTAGGTGTTGGCGTATTAGTTGGTGTTTCACTAATTGTCGGTGTTGGAGTATTAGTTGGTGTTTCACTAATTGTCGGTGTTGGAGTCTCAGTTGGTGT